TTATTTTCTTCTTCAGCCTTTATCTTATTTTCTTCTTCAGCCTTTATCTTATTTTCTTCTTCAGCCATTATCTTATTTTCTTGTTCTTTTAATAATTTTTCTTTTTCTTGTTTTTCGATTTCCTCAAGGTCTTTCTTTATTCTATTTTTTTCTTCCTCTTCTTCTCTAAAAAGCTCAAGTTTTTCCTCTATTTTATTTTTTTCTTCTTCTTCTTCTTGATAATTACTTATTTCATCGTTCCACCTTTCATCATTCCAATCCCTATAATATGATTGGTTGTATTTTCTCATAATCGCATGTTTTGCTTTCTCTTTGCCTTGATTATCTTTGCCTTGATTATCTTTGCCTTGATTATTTTTAAAAAAGTTCATTAATATACGCAGATATAAAAATCATCGTTTGTTAATTTGCAAATATGTCATATACATTTTTTTGATATATTATAAGTTTGTATACTTTATTTTGAGCGAATTTCTCATTTTCTTGATTTTCTTGATTTTCTTGATTTTCTTGATTTTCTTGATTTTCTTGATTTTCTTGTTTTTTTTCCTCCTTCTTTTTTTTTCCGCCATGTAAAAAAAGTATGTCCGGGTTTATATTTGGCAATTCTTTTAAGCATATGACTCGATTTACCTTCTTCGTTCCAATCTTTTTTGGTTTTATTCCACCATTTTTTTTTAGGCTTATTATCGTTATAGATTTCCATAGCTCTGTTAATAAATGTTTTATTCCCTTTCTTCATCCATTGATCATGCGCAATACTATCAAGTTTGCGCTGTTCGTTTGACGCAATATTTTGTTGATTTTTATGTTCAATACTTTCATTTTTCTTCATATGAAATTCTCTAACGAAGGGATCATTATTGAGATCAGCCAATTCTTTAGCAAGAAGGGCTTTATCCTCCTCGCTGATTTGTTCTTCCTCTATTGGCTTTTGCATTTGTTCTTGCATTATATTATACCAATATATTTTATTTTCACAAAATTCCTAACCAGACTTCTGAAAACATTGAAGTTCCCATTTAACGCATCGAGAAGCATTAGCGTTTTTTGCGGATGGATCTTTTTTTTTTATTTCTTTTTGTTTTGAACCCTCCTTTAGGTCCCAAAAGGGATTTAATGAATTCGTCTATTTTTTCGCGTATTTTTGTTCTCCTATCTTTATTGAAAGGTCTAAACTTATCTATTGATTCTATAAATTTCCTAAATCTGGATTTATTTTCCGTTTCGGATTTAGGTTGGTGTGAAGATGTTAATGAATGGGGCGAAGATCTTAATGAATGGGGCGAAGATCTTAATGAAGGTTGTGATACTGAATGATGCGAAGGAAATTTGTATGGTTTATAATCGTTGAGATAATTTTCCATTTCATCACCATTGATGTTTTTTTTTACGTTAATCGTGTTCTTGGTACGAAATCTAGGGTCATTGTCATAAAAGACCCATTTATCGGGATCATTGACAAACTTATGGTTTTTTACGTATATTGTACCACTATTATCTTCTATAAAAGGAGAATCCATAAGTTCAGTAAATTTTTTCTTAATATCATTGTCATCATTGTCCATATATTAACATATTTTTTTAAATTTAGTAAAAGTTTGTCGCAAATTTAAAACTTTCGTTTTAAACGTAGAACATCTATTTTAGTGTTTTTTTGCAAACAGATCTCTTTCTTTTACGGGTTTTTCCTCCATGCGATCTTCTCCATGATCCGTGTCTTCTTTTGATTTTTTTTGTTAATCTATAAATTGGTTTAATAATCCTTTCATTAATATAATCATATTTTGACTTAAGACTCTTTTTAATTTTACTTCTCCAGCTGTTATTTTCTTGGGCTAATAAAGGGTCATTTTCGTTGTCATTAAAAGGATTAGTATCAGAATATTCAACTGATCTAAAAGGGTTATTATCAGAATATTCTGTTATAGGTACAACTGATCTTTTTTCATTTGATGTGGGAAAATACTTTTTAATTTTAGGTATATCACGATTGTCTAATTTGTTATTGAATGATATGGTATCAAACTTATTATTATTATTAATATTAGAAAAACGAGTATTACCTACATACTTAGTTGGATCCCTTATATAAATTTCACCTTTTTCATCTTCAATATAGTTGGCGTTTATTATTTGAGATAGTTTATCTTTTAATTCATTCTCATCCATATATTAACAATATAATTTTCCTATTTTTTTAACTTTTTTAAAATCTTAATATATGTTCAGAACTCCACCTCTTCCTATATTTGAGGGTGATCAAAAAGCGAGGGATATGTATTACTATAACATTCCAAATAGCGCGGAATATACCGAGTTTTTAAAAAAACAAAACAGTCTTGAATTAAGAAATCCAGTGTTTATGCGTCCTACTCCTCGTAAAATATTGAAACCATTTTTTCAAAATTACAAAAATGGTGGAAAAAACTTACTAAAAGAAACGTAAAGGTAAAAAACAGATCTAGAAGATCTAGAAAATTTTACAATATTGATAACACAACGAGTGAACAAATAAAAAAAAAACAAGGGTTAAAATCTATGCCCAGTATTAGCGAGAAGGATCATTATTGGATTTATAATCCCAACATGAAATTGGATATCTTGGACATATTAGAGGATGAAACGAATGAAGAAGAACGTCGTAATGAAGAACGTCCTAATGAAGAACGTCCTAATGAAGAACGTCGTGACGTAAACCCGCCCAAATCGACTAAAAATTCAAATAGTTGGAAACTTGACGACTAGTTTTAGAGTGTGATTTGCGTCTTGTTTTTGGACGTTTTGGTTTGCGTCTTGTTCTGCGTCTTTTTGTATTTTGGCGTTTTGTTTTGCGGTTTAGTTTGTAACGAGTTACACAACGCTTTGAACGTTTTTTTTTTGTATATTTATTATTTCTACCACCAGTGGGTGCATTTTGATCACCATTTTGATCACCATTTTGATCACCATTTTGATCACCATTTTGATCACCATTTTGATCACCATTGTCTTCATCTACAAAACCAAAATCTACATTATAATGATCTTCGTTATTTTCTATAATAGGACTACTACTTGCAAACCTTTGTAAATTTCCTAAATTACCAATATTTTTTTTCCTTAAGTCTTTTTTTATATCTGATATAATTTGCTTAAGATCTGTTTTTTGCAAATCAGTTAAAGAACCGTTACTATCTATTGATGTATTTATATCATTAAGTTTTCTTTGAAACTCGGGTAAAACTTTATTATTGTCGTATGCGAATAAAGCTGATTGAATAGTTTGATAAACAGTCTTTGCTTGAGTAGATATTAATTTGCTGTTTGGTCTCTTAAAACTTTCTAACGTGTTAATAGGAGGTAGTGTATATGGTGTTGGAGTTGAAGGTTTTTGTTGTGTGTTTGGTTGTTTTTTTACTGTTTTGGATTGTGTGTTTTTTGGCGCGGATTGGTTGACGCCCGGTCGGGCTAAGGGGTTTTTTTTGACAAAACCAATCGGTAATTGTTTTATTGGATTATCAGTACTTAATTGTTCGGGTAGTTCTTCACTTTTGTTTTCAGCAATTTGAGACGAAAGATCTTCCCCTTCTTCTCCTTGAGACGAATCACCGTTTCTTCGAGGTGATGATTCAAGTCGAGCTTCTGTGAGAGATTGTTCAATGCCACCACGACTTTGAAATCCAATTCCACTAACCGCATTTTGGGTTTCTTCTAATTGTTGTGCTTCACTTTCTACTGTTGTTAATTTTTGGTTTATACTATTTAATTTATCAAGTATATTTGAATCTTCTGCAGTGTTTTGGTTCGATGAACTATTTACTTCCGTTAAAAACTCTTGGATTGAAGTTATAATACTATTTTGATTTCTAATTTGATCTTCAAGTAACAATATTTTATTATTAAGTGTTGATTTTTCATTATTACAACTACTAAGTTCACTTGTAATTTCAAGTAATTTTCTATTAGACTCCGCAAGTTGTTCTTTTACATCACTTAATTCTTCATTCAAACTTTGTATTATTCCTTCATTGGTTCTTGCTATTTCTTCTATTCTCGACTCTAACATAGAAATTTTGCTCGATGCTTCTTGAAGAGAAGTGGAATTATTTGATTTTTCGGCTTCCAAACTAGAAATAGTGCCTTGCAATCTAGATATATTATCTTGCAAAGAATTATTATTAGTCGATTCAACAGATAACCGAGAAGTTAGAGTATAAATTTGTTCTTGCAATGCTTGATTATTGGTACTTAATGTTTGGTTAGTTGCGTCTGAACTAAATAAATTTTGTTTTAATGTATCTATTTCGGTATTTAATAACTCTATATTCGAGTCTGAATTACTTTTTTGTTGTTCTAATGTACTTAGTTGGGAAGTTAATGTGTCAATCTTTCCTCGTAATTGATTATTTTCCGCTTCAAAAGCATTTCTTCTTTCAAGTTCTTCGGCGATTTGTGAATTTGTTCTTTCAAGCTCACTTCGTAGTGTCTCTATTGTATCTAAAAGTTGACTATTTTTTCCACTTTCGGATTCAATCTGGGACTGTAAATTTTGTAAATTATTAGTATGTTCAGCTAAAGCATTTTGTAGTTGGGCTTCAAGACCACTTCTTAATGTTTCTACCTCCGCAAGTTGGCTGGTTAAATTGGTTATTTGTTGCGCATAATCTGCTTGTTTTGATTTAAGACGTGCTAAAAGATTATTTAGATCATCAACACGACGATCTAAAGAGTTTATCGCAGCTATTATTGCCTCGTTATTCGAATGATTTGATCTTGTAGAATTTCCAAGATTCTCCAATAAGCGAATAACGTTAGTAGAAGTATTGCGAAAATTGGTGTCAATCTTGTAATCGTTACTATTTAAAGAAGTCTTAACTCCTTCTAATGATGTTGACATATTATATATTAAGATTTTATTATTTCATCCGTTTTTTTTTTAATATCATTAATTTTTCTTAATATATCCTCTTGAACTTTTAATTGCCTAGAAGTATATCCAACACATTTCTCTAAACCATTTAATGCAAGGTCGCCATTCTCTTTTTCTTTTGAAATTAATTCATGATCTTTTTTATAACCTTCTTCAATGATTTTTAACATGTCATTTTGACCCTTAACAAAATCTGCTATTTCTTGTGGAGATTGAACTCTATTATAATTTTTATATACATTACTTTTTTCATTCGATTTTCTCACATCCGAAAGTTTCGGTATTGTTTCAACTAATTTTGTAACCTCTCTTTTTATTCCTTTATTTTCACCATTTTTTTCGCTATTTTTTTCGCTATTTTTTTCGTCAGTTTCAACGTTATTTTTTTGACCATTTTTTTCGACATGTTTCTTAGTAGTTTTTTCCTTAAAAGTTTCATTATTTTCAATACTAGTTTCAACATTATTTTTTACACTTTTTTGTTTTAGACCCCTCATTTTTATATCAAGATACATTACTTTTTGTACTTTTTGTACTTTTTGCGTTTTATTTAATTTACCCATATTAATACCCGATACTTTTTGTCATCCAATGTAATCATTTTTGTATTATGGTAAGGAAAATATTTTGGGGGGCAAAATGTCGCACTTATATGGTTTCAACTTTTTTGATCAAAAAGGCCCGATACTTTTGATACTTTTTGTAATCCTTGATAATTTTCAGAAAAATTTTAGATTTCTTTAAAAAAAATTTTCAATAACAAAATTTTACACAAAAATATTTTATTCAAAGCTTTATGATAACAAGTGATTTTTTTGTAAAATCCCAATCCTTTTTTCAAAAAACCAAAAATGGACATTTTTAAAAATGTCCATTTTCAATATTTGAGTTTGAGATTTCCCGTTTTTTTAAAATAATATATAAATGCTTTATATAGGTTCTTGTAGATATATGTATGGATACGAGTGGGATTATTTTCCAGCAAGATTGCACTCGACAAGAGAAATCATTTTTTTTCTAGAAAACATTGAAAATATTACTCAAATCATTAGTGATTATCCAAACGAAATTAATTATATTTTTGGAGACATTTATCATCCAGTCGTAATAAATGATTCAAAAAAGTTCATTGCTAAGGGAATTGATAAAAATATTAAAAAAATCATCATGGAAATAAGCTCGAGAAAGGTAATATATCGCAATGATATCCCATTAAATTATTATTATGTACATCAATATAAAAAGCATGGGTATACTGAAAAAATATTAACGGATCAAGAAATGAAAGATGATTTGGAGAATATCGCAAATTTATGTAAAACAATATTCAATGAAAATATTGAGATTCATATCATTCCGCACCTAAATTTAAGGACAAAGATGGGATATATTCCCGAAAGAAATAACCTTGTTCAGTTATTGCATAAATTATGCGATAATGTTCATGATGTAGGGAAGTATATAGAGAGCTTTGATAAAGAGAGTCTTTTGGAAGATTATATGGCAGATTCGACCCATTATAGTAAAAATTATGACAAAGTAAAAAAATTTTTAATTGAAAATATAAATTAAAAGGAATTTGTTAGTATTGAACAAATGGAAAAAGAAGCATTGGTGGAGAATGTAAACAGTTGGGTACACTTGGACGATGAAATAAACAGACTTCATCACGAAATGCGTGAACTGAAAAAGAAAAAATTGGCCATTACCAACGTCTTGGTAGATGTAATGCGAGAGAACAATGTCGACTCTTTCGATATGAAAGATAATTCTCTTTTATATAAAAAACATACGATCAAGCAATCCATTAATAAAAAAATGTTATTGTCTGCCTTGCAAAAACTTTACAAGGATGACGAAGTCGAAAAGATTATTGATTGTGTTTTGGAACAAAGAACCGTAAAAACCAAGGAAACGATCCGACGAAAAAATTGAAAATTATTTTCGAAGAATCGGTTAGAAAAAGAATGTTCGCAACACTGATTGTTATCGCGTTTATCGGAGCTTGTTATGGGGAACAATTTGTCCACGATGTGGTGGCGAATATTTTGAAGACAGTCGGCGAGGGCGTGGAAAAATCGCGATCATCGGGCAACAGACAATATCAACTGTTTATTCAATGGCAAGACGAAAAATCAAGGCTGGCAGAATGTGACTACTGTCATTATTTTATCGAGGAGAACGAGACGATCCGTCAATATACGGATGACGACGGAAAATACAATTACACGAGCGAGGCGTTTGTTTTTCCGACTACAAAGAATTCGGATATTCCGATGTTTACTCTGAACAAGCAGAGAATTTTGATGCGTATTTTGAAAGAATTAGTTGAACTTTTTGATCTCGAAATTCAATTGAATGGTGATACGTGTTGCCATTATTTTACAGTTGTTTGGTAAACCCCCCTTTTAATTTACGTGTCCCACTTTTAAATTCTGTGTACTCTTTTGGAATAATTGCATGTACTGACATTATAAGAGGATCAAGTGGATCTTGAAAAGTTCTTAAGCTCATTACACCTAAACCACTAGAGTCTTGTGTTACTAAAGATTTATAATAATTTCTGCCCCTTCCCCACGAGTTTTTTATAAAAATTACATCACGAGATTCATCGTATCCAACAATTGTAAGAGCATGACCAAACCCTTCGGCCATATCCTTGACGCTAAGATAAAGATATAAATTTAAGTCTAGAATTTTTTTCATCTTTGATACAAATAAATGTTGTCTCATTTTTGACCGAGTAAACGTTAATATTTGCAATTCATCGCTTTCTATAAATATTTTTAAGTTTAATAGTGAAATATAAACCAAATCTAACATTTGATGATATTCATCCACAAATACTCCTTGAATCAATACTTTTTTAAGATTTAATTCCAGTGATGATAAATCTTCGCGAGTAGATTTAAGACTTTCTACGTCTTCGAGTTTTAAGGTAAGTTCCTCCGCAGTTTCTTTAAAAGATTTTGTAGTCATATTTTCTGTTGGACTATGCCAAAAATTAAAAAAAGAAGTAGGCGTCATTGTTTTACAATATTCAATAACCGAGTTAATAATTTGAAAATTTGGAGGATTTATTTCCGAACTTGTTAAAATTCGATAAAAAATACGATATAATAAAGCGTAAAATATATTTTCTGAACTACAACCCATTTGTTGTGCACGTTGCAAACATTCCAAAATATTTGGACATTTTGTAATATTATATAGATCGTCACAATCTTCAAACTTTTCGAAATGTTCAAAATCATTTAATGATGAAAGGTCTGGTGTCAATACTACACGAATAAAATTACACATTATTTTTGATAGCGCATGTGAAGCGCACGTCCCTTCTTGGCATTGATTTGACGTGTTTTGCGACGTTCTTTTCTTCATTCTTTTTGGCAAATCATAACGTTCGACTGGTTCATCAAAATAAAAGGGGGTTCCGTCAAAAATATTGTATTTCATTCCAGATTCTTCGTCAAACATATAAATATGAAATATTATTTTCTGTATAAAAAATTGAAAATAAATTAACTCGTTTATTTTCAATAAAGATGAATCTACGTGAAAGAATAAAAGTTCATGTCAAAGGACACAATGTGTTTTTGGTGCAACGGGACAAGATTTATTGCGAGATTGTGGATGGAATGCGAGGAAAAACGATTCCGATGGAAAATATTGACGAGTTGCAGCAAATCTTGGAAAATTTGCACACATATGTTCTGGATGAAGACATAGAAATTGATTATTTTATAGATAGGAACATCAATTTACAGCACGAATGCCCCAACATTGCGTTTAATAATTGTTCTATTTGTTATTCTATTACAGAAAGGACAACAGTGTGCGACCATTCGGTTTGTCTAGTGTGTGCTTCACATATATCTCACTGTCCGCTTTGTAGAAGAGTCGTATAACTTTGCCATAATATATGCCAAATAGGCTACGATGGCACCAACACAACTTCCGACAATGACTTGCATGACTGTATGATTTTTATAGTTTACTCTTTGTGTCAATGTTAATAATGATAAGATAAAGTAAAAAAATGTCAGTTTATTGTTTTTTAATACTAGATAAACGAAAACAGTTGATAAAAAAACTTGTTGAGAGTGTCCCGATGGCATGCCATAAATGTCGGATAAGATTCGAGGGCGATGTCTTTTTCCGTTAAACACGTTTAAATCGCCGTTGGGACGAGGTTGTTTGACGAGTGCTTTTATCGCAAAATTTAATAAACTGTTAAAACCCATTGCAATGACATACACAATTAAGAACGTTTTTTGAGAATATAAAGCAACCAATGAAACCAAAAATAAAATTTGTGGACCAAAAAAACCAATGTAATCAAATACTTTCATATATTAAATTTTTATAAAAATTGATTTTTTTAAATTAAATAATGATTTATAAAAATGGACGAATTTGATCTTTACGAAATAAAAGAATGGGGTTTTCCGGAATGGATTGATGGGGGTAAAAAATTTCCAGATTTGTGTAGTAATTTGTTTATAGATCTATCGCATAATCCACACTTCATGGCGGCGAATATTCTTTATGCTAACTTTGGATTATTGGATGCATCCTTTGCGTCGTGGTTTCATTTGCATGATGGTACAATATTTTTGTATGAAAAACTGATGGAGAAATTCAAAAAAGAGGTCTTGTATAATCATCAAACTGCGTTAAAGTATTTTCACCTCAAGCGTCATAATGGTACAATGATTGAGGGAAAACTCGGGTATCAGAGTATAATTTCGCATATTTGTTCAAACGAGCCCATGAGTAAGATCCCCTTTTCGTTTGAAGATTTGAATTGGTATTCTTTAGCAGAAAATCATCACAAATGTGTTATCGAGTTTATGAAACAACATCGTAAAAAAATCAATTGGTCAAAATTGTCAGAAAATTCATCAGATGCAGCAGTGGAATTCTTATTGCAAGAGAGGAGTAATATTAACTGGTGGAATGGTTCCAGTAATACGCACGAAAAAATAATGGAGCTTTTTGCCGAAGAAAAGGCAAATTTATCAGAATATAGGCTTTCAAAAAATCCTTCGAATACGGCGGTTCGATTTTTGTTAGACAACCCAGACGTTTATGAGAGAATTTCGTGGATTTCATTCTGCAAAAATCCAAACGATCATGCAGTTGATCATATCATCTCTATTTTATCAGAAAATAGAAATGATAAAAGAATTTCATGGATAACATTGTGTGAAAACGAGAATCCGCGTGTGTTTGATATTTTACGCCTCAATAAAGATAAGATTGTTTGGTCGAGTTTTCTGAGGAATCCAAAATGTTTCAACTACAATTACGAAATGATGCGCAAGAGATGTTTGCCAATAAAAACCGAAATAGAAGAGATTTTTCTGCGACCAGAAAATATAATGGCAATGATCGAAAGGTCTCGCAAGGACGACGAACATGATTTTGAAGTTATATCACGATTAAATGCCTAGTTCCTTGGCTGTTTTTGCATCTGCTTTTGCTTGTTTTGCATCTGCTTTGGCTTGTTCTTTTGCTTGTTTTGCATCTGCTTTGGCTTGTTCTTTTGCTTGTTTTGCATCTGCTTTTGCTTGTTCTTTTGCTTGTTTTGCATCTGCTTTTGCTTGTTTTGCATCTGCTTTGGCTTGTTCTTTTGCTTGTTTTGCATCTGCTTTGGCTTGTTCTTTTGCTTGTAATTCATCTTTTTGTATTTCTTCCCATAATGAAAAAAAGGGTATGTCTGTTAATGAGCATTCCGAATGCTTTAGTAAATAATTATGTATTTTTATATCTCTCGCTAATTGTGTTTTTGGTATTTTAAGATGAAAACAACAAACATCATTTTTTAAACGCTCTAAAAAAGTTACTTGTTTTTTGTTACATGAAGGCAAAGAACATTTACCTTCACGAAATAAACGCAAATGTTCCACAGTTGAAACTATATTAGGATCTATTTCATAGTCTCTATCTAATGTTGTTACGCGAAAAATTTTTTGTCGAGAAGGCAACAGTTCACGTTGTATTTCTCGACAATACGGACATTTAAATTCATTGTCTTTTAAACGTATATCATTTTTAAATTTGGGGTTTATTTTTTGATTGAATACTTCGGTAAAAAGTGAATCATAATTATATTTATGATTGCATTTTAGTTTACATTCATCTGTAATAGGGTTTCCCGTAATTAAACAAACGTTTACATCCGAAACGGCGTCCTTTTCTATTTCATTTTTAAAATCAAACCCATCTTCAAAAACAAAGTTCATTTATCCTTTTAAAGATTAACCTTTTATATTTTTTTCTAACGAAATAATATGGTTTCTATTAATATTTGGGGTCCTTCTTGTTGGGCATTATTTCATACCATTATTGCAAAAATTAAACCAGAAGAGTTTATAAAAATTCGCGACGGTCTTTTTCACAATCTACGAATTATTTCACAAAATCTTCCTTGTCAAAATTGTAGTAATCACGCAAAACATTTTTTTCAAAGACATCCGAAATTAATGTTTCATACAAAAAATGACATGGCCAATTTTTTCTGGTTTTTTCATAATTATGTGAACTCGTCTAAAAAAAAACCAACCTTTTTAGAAGAAAACTTGTCTATATATAATACAAAACAATTGCGAAGCGTGTATACTGATTTTTTAAAAAATTATACGGCTAAAGATAATGGATTGAAAATGTTGAGTGAGACATTACACCGAAAAAACATTGCCAAAGGGTTTCATCAGTGGATGAAAATCAATAACAAATCATTTATGAACTAAATTTTTTTACTAATTCTCCATTTCTATGTACGGAACAAACCATTTTCTGTTTAGAAGGTTTAGGACACTGGTCGACAGTTAATGTAGTTGAAAATAAAAAAGATTCTGGATTCAATAATAATACTATAAAAAAACTTGAAATACCTAAAACAAAGGCAAGAAGAGTATCATATAAAAATGTATTCTTATCATAACACGATTTTTTTAAATAAATTGTAAACAGTGTATAACTTCCTATCGTAATCAGCATTAATACGTCGTTATAAACATTGTAAGCTATCATAGGACTAATAACATATAAAAAAGTGTACAATGCAATAAAAAAATCACTCGTTAACCCTTTTGTACCAATAATATTGGTACATTCGGGCGTTAATTCTCTATTGTCAACTTTATTCATAATAAACTTTCGTGCAAGAATAGATAAAATGAGTAAACCCATGTAAATGAAACCAGTATATTTTGGTTGTGTTGTTTGACATATTGAATAAATGAGCATTCCAATTGGGAGTGTTAAAGCCGAACCCATGTCAAAGAATGATTTTTTTGTAGGATCTAAAACGTCATAAGCTTTCATTGGAACATCTTCAGATGGAGTAGCTTTGGCTGGAATAGCTTCGGGTAAAGTGATTTCGGATGAGTTTGTTTCTGACATATAATAAATAGATATAAATATAAAATTATATAAATGTAAAATGGGAATACCTAGTTATTATTCATATTTGATTAAAAATCACCCTAAAATTTTGGAAATTTTTAAAAAGGCACCCAAACCAGATCATTTTTATCTTGATGCAAATTCCATTATTTATGACGTTGTCGCTAAAGGGTTCGTTGACAATGAAATAATAACTCATGTCATTGAAGAAATAGAAAAATATATAGTTCTTATTTCACCGAAACAGACAGTTACTATTGCCTTTGATGGGTGTGCACCTCGTGCAAAAATGCAACAACAACGAGAAAGACGTTTTAAATCATATTACTTGAACAAAGCACGAGCACGTATCTTAAAAGAAGAACCAAAGCTCTGGGATACTGCAAATATAACCCCCGGGACGAACTTTATGAAATTATTATCAAACAGAATGAAAACTCATTTTACGCAACCAAACTACAATGTTTTAACCGATTGTTCTGGAGAAGGAGAACATAAAATTTTTCAAATTATTCGCGACACTGCAAACTTAGAAGAAACGCATGTTATTTATGGGTTGGATTCTGATTTAATTATGATAGCAATGATGCATATTGAGTTGACAAATATATTTTTGTTTCGCGAAACCCCCCAATACATTAAACAATTTCATTCGTCCTTTGACCACACTGCAAATTATTTGTTAAACGTTTCATTGCTTTCAAAAACGATAGAAGATGAAATGGGTGGAAGTATACATGACTATGTATTTATTTCTTTTTTAATGGGTAATGATTTTATGCCGCATTTTCCAGCATTAAACATTCGAACGGGTGGAATTGATAAGATAATAAATGCGTATAAAATAAATAAGAGTAACATGATTCGGGTTGATCGAAAAACAAATCAAATTACTGTTTATTGGAAACACTTTTTTTGCTTTATCCAATTGTTATCAAACAAAGAAGAAGAGTTTATTCAAACTGAATTTTTGAAACGTTCGAAAAAGATTGATTACAAATGTATATTTCAAAAAATAGAAAATTTGCCAACTGTTGACCGTAAAATAGAAAAATATATCAATCCTCTTCGAGAAGGTTGGGATAAACGTTACTATGCATCATTGGGTAATATTGAACCAATTCATTATACAAATGGTTTAATTTGGAATATTACATATTATACATTTGGATGTACGGATTGGAACTGGGAGTATCCATATCATTATCCTCCTTTGTTAAAAGACTTGGTTTTACATATTCCTACAAAAAACCAAATTATAACTTATGTTAAAACGGAGAATGAAAATACTGATATAGAACAATTGTGTACAGTTCTTCCTAAGAATGCATTGCATTTAATACCAGATGAAATACGCGAACAATTGGATCCATCGTGGTATGTGGACGATTGTTGTTTTACGTGGGCATTTTGTAAATATTTTTGGGAATCGCATCCAGATTTACCATCTATTGATATAGATAGACTAAAAAAAATATGTAAATAGTATATGGAAATAACAAAAATATCATTTATATGTACTTGTCATGGAACACTAATGACTACTTTTGTAGATAGAGACTTTCAAGATGGTTCAAGAGGAATTCCCAAGAATGGATTGTTTCGAGAATCATCTGAAAGAAATAATACTATGATACCATCAAGTCTACACCATGTTACTTATAGTACATCCAAACCATTATTAGATTTTGAATATAAAAAAATAGACACGTCGCGACTAAACGTTTATTTATCTACGAGCGAGACATGTGCCGGGGCTCCAGTATACACGTTATTTGAAGAACAAGAAACAAGAAAAAATTTTATAGATGATATTATTTCAGAATTAACACATACATGTCCAACAAACACGCTTTTAGAAGATTATGGACATTATGGAGAAATATCACACGACACTCATGAAAGTTATAAACAAAGATTATTAGAAAAACATGTTCGTAAAATTCAAAAAACGTTTCGAAAAAAAATTATTCGCCGTAAAAGCAAAAGCGCGGAAAAAAGTAAATCACCAATGCCGCAAATTTCAAAAACAAAACTAATGAAATACGATAACGAACGGGTGTATAGTATGATAGATAAAAAATACGGAATTGAATACGATGATGACGATTCTGTTAAACTTGTTATGGTAGTAACGAGAAATACAACGGATGGATGTCTCTCTCAAGAATATGTATTGCTATCAAATAATTTAGAAGACATTATAGAAACGGTCGGAAAATTGGGAGAATTATCCCTCAAAATTTCAAAGAAATTTATTTCTATCTTAGAACGCAATGTTATTAAAGTAGGAAAAACAAAAATAATACTTCCCAGTTTAACATTGTATAAGTTAATATTGTTCGCAAATTTTATTGTTCAAGAAATAAATGGCCCATCGTCAACTGTACCTATTCATATTTATGACTTGACATGCAATACCTTTGACAACTTGCAACCACCTTACTCGGAAATGTATGAAATAGGAAGAGATTTAAATCCAAAAGAATTGTCTGTCGTCCACTTAATAGATCATTATTTGCGAGAAAAAGATTTAGCATATGGTGGAAAAAAATTGAAAATTAATTTAAAATAATTGTTTCTTAAAAATGATATCGTTAGAAGAAGAAATCTCGAATGCGTACCACTTTTCCCTCCGAAGCGCGACAATTGTGAGAAGAAGAATTTATTGTGATGCAAAAATATATGGTCTTACGACAAGCAAAGAAGAAGAAGCAGAGCAACGTGCTAAATATGGTAGAACAATTGTAGAGATACATAAGACGATCCGCTATGCGCTAATTGACACGGGCGAGGATACTCTTTTGAGTAATCTTGAAATGAGACTTGACCGATCGCGAACAATTTACACACTTTGTATGTCGCATCCACAAATCATTAATCCGATTCTTCTGACCAGTGTGTACGAAGGAATTGATGATATGTTGGCATTCTGTGATTTTCAGTTAGAGGCAATTGCTTTAACAAAAAATGCGGAAATTTCGACAAAACAATTCGAGTTGACAATGGTTGTGTGCGAACATATTCAACTTTTAAATTTTGCGAAAGAAACTCTCGCAAGATTTTATTTAGATCATCCATTTAGAACATTGGAACTTTCTGATCGCTTGTCAAAGAAATTATTGACAGTTGACGTATGTTTATCGCCCGCCTTTTTGCCCTATATTTCTGGGAAATTGAAAATGCCGAAGTGGATGGTTCCGCGAACCGTTCACACAATTAATGACGCTCGCATGGTTTACCAGACGCGCGAATATATTAGGGAAGAAGGCGCGAATTTGTTTGTCATGATGGCAAAATCTGATAAACTTCCTTTGGTTTTGTTGAAAATGATTGCGGAATACGCGGTTGATCTTGACAAATTGCGATTCAATTTATGTGACGTGGTCACGGAAGAGATGTTGCGTCATCGAAAATATGAACATTTAGTGTATAGTCGTTCTATTGATTTAACGACTCGCGAGCCAAGTATTGTAGTTATTATTTAATTTCTTCGTGACCTCCTTGATTTTGTCCTTTTTGTTCTTTTTGATTTTGTTCTTTTTGATTTTCTTGACATTTTTCCACCTTTAGGAACCCACCCAAATTTCCGGAGCGAAAAACGCGTTCCTTCGGGTATGTTTCTATATCTCTTAAATCTACTTATTAAGCTTCGAACCATGCCTTTTTTCGGGTTTTGTGTAGTATTTTGTTTAATTGGTTCTTCAATTGGTTCTTCAATTGGTTCTTCAATTGGTTCTTCAATTTGATCTTGTATAGGTTTTATTTGATTTTTTGATTTATTAAGTTCTTTTTGAAATATGTTAATACAAAAATTTATTTGTTTATTAAATAATTCTTTAATTTCAGCGTGTAATTTTGAACGTTCATCGTTTTGTATTCCATTATTTTTAAAAATGGTCTTCCATATTTCACCATTATTAAATCCGTCTCCTATTTTGTATAAAGCATCTGTGGTAGTACTAGAATCTTCTAATATTTCTAACATGTATTTTTTAGTATCATTAAATACACCTTTTTCTTTATCACTAAATGTTGATGGCGCGTTTGTTTTTAATATTTCTTTTTTAATATCTTCTAACTTACATTGTCCATCTGAATCCAAAATCATTGAAAGCATATATTATCAAAATAAAATAAATCCTAAAAATATGAAAACTAGAAATAAAAGAACCAAAAGAACCAAAAAAACCAGAAGAATCCAAAAAGGAGGGAATTTATACGTGTATTTAAAAAGATTATTTGAAGATTTAGCAAACGGTAATCTTCAACCAGACGAGTTTTTTCAACAAGCGAGAGACAGACTTGTGGAAGATGCAAATATTAACGCAGTAAAACAAATAAAAAATGCAACAGATACAATAATTAGAACACGTAAAAAATGTGAAAAGGCGGAAAGAAGGTATGAAACATTATTAGAGAAGATTAATAGAGAAAAAGAACAGAAAATAGAAAGTGCTAATAATTATGGAAAAAATTATGATAATATTGAAGAAGAAATAGAAGAAATTGGGCGTATATTAGGAGAGATAGTAGATGAAGGAGATATGGTTGTAGTTGAAAATCCTTATCTATTTGATACTGGAGAATATGCGGAAAGACGCACCGTTTTAAATGAGATCATAAACCTTTTTAAAGGAAACCCCTAAATGAGGTGAGCTTTTCCGCGATACCGTTCACAAATTGATAATCTAAATTGTATTTTAATTTACCTAATATAAAATTCGCGGTTTCATCGGATATGGCTCCTATTCTTATAAGAATACTTAATATATAAATTGCAAATCCCTTTTCTTTTGATCCACCACGTAAAGTACGACGTCTGATTTTACGATTTTTCTGAGTCTTCATATATTTATTTTATAAATTAATTCACATCAGACTTAAAATTTTTGCAAAAAATTTAAAAAAGTTAAAAATTGATTTAAAAAATGAAACCCGATTAAAATAAAAATGGAAGTTTTCAGACTGACAACAGAGATTGGAAAAAATTACAAACATGCAGAGTACACTACCAAGAGTGGAAGGTTTCCAAATGAAAAATATTTTGCAGACGAATTGCGTGATGTTGGTACATTGGTTGAAATAAAGGAAGGTGGTTTTGCAGATGGACGATGGCGAATAGATGTATTTGAAAAAGACGGAGAACGTATTGAGGTGGTTTATAGCTATGAAGGAAGAACGTGTTTTGTAAACTATTAAAATATGAGTGAAAGTAAAAGTCGCAGCAAAAGTCGCATCAAAAGTCGTAGAAAATCTTAAACGGTCAGATGGAAAGTACCAAAATTTAAATATACAACTTCTAGAGAACGAATTGCTTTTGTTAGTAGTTTATATGGAAATGGGATAAGACAAATATTTTATAGCGATGGATGAATAATAAAAAAAATAAAAAAGAATAAATGGGAAATCAAAATTGTAAACTAAATTTTGAGGATATGCAAAAAGCAATTCATGAAAATTACATTATTATAAACACAATGCCTAAAGATTTGCAACATTGTTTGATCCAAAACACCATGTCTGCCCACGAAGAAGAATCAAAAATAAATCAGTTGATTCATAATTGTAAAAATACACACATTATTATTTATGGTAAAAATGCAAATGATGAAAAAGTTCTTAAAAAATACAAACAACTGGTTTCTTTTGGATTTAAGAAAATTTATATTTATTTAGGAGGAATGTTTGAATGGTTGTTATTACAAGATATTTATGGCGCCGAAGAGTTTCCAACAACTAGCATTGAAAGAGATATACTAAAATACAAAGCTCCTAAATTAGAGTACCGATAATATCATCAATGGTTTTTAACCATTCTTCCAAGACGCTCGGATTTTCATAAATATCTTCATTTGCGTCAAGAATCGTTTTGCTTATATCCATTTCTAACATTTTTTCATGATAGGCAAAACATTTTTCTAAATATTCTATTGGAATTACTTCACCCACACGACCACGCTTGATGACTCTTTCGAAAGAAATGGTTGGTCTTGTTGCTAACATGATAACCATATCTACCGTTTGTGTAGAAAACTCATCAAACATATCATTGTATATTTGGAACTCGACGTCCTCCATTTTTCCATCGTCATAAAGCATCTGAGCAAAAACATGCTTGTCTGTGATAACACTGCGTTCTGTGATAATGAGGCGATCTTGTCCATCCTTTATTTCCTCGAGGAGCTTTGCTTCCATTTTGCGCAATATTTTTAACCGCGAAGTGTATGCCATCATTTGGAACGCAAAAGAATACTTGGTGGGGTTGCTATAGTATTTCTGTAACATGGAAACCCCAAACTTGTCTTTTACATTTTCCCATAGTTCGACTGGTTCGTCCAGAAAATTTATTCTGTCATCGTCCTTGTATTTTTCCTTCAATTGTTCCAAGAGCGTACTTTTTCCAGCAGCAATGTTTCCTTCGATAGAGAGAATACGAATCATTTTTCAAAGAATAATCTAAAAAATAGAAATCAATTTTTTAAATTTGGTTATTATATGAAAAGAAGTTCAACTTCAAGATTATCCGAAGGTTTACCTTCTGAAAAAACGAGGAAAACCAAAAGTTTATCTCCCACGAATTTTGTAAATAACCCACCACAATTCACACAACCTTCGCCAACATGTACTTCACAACAAATTAATATAACATGTCCGCCTTGTGTAGGATCTTCTTGCTCGACTCCTTGCTACGTGCCTAGAACATTAAATACAAATGAATTGAGAAATCTTTTTGGTAATTGTATGGCGGGTGATTTTTATATATTATATGTGGGTGCCCATGGAAATCATGTTTCGCACGACCCTAATGTATTTAAATCAATTAGAATACCTCCAATTAATATAGAAGATAAACGCGTTTCTATTGTTAAATTAGGTGTTGCTGGACATGTTACACAATCTAGAGGCCCGGGATTAGGGACCAATTTTAAGGCAACTAACTTATTAATGGACAATTGTTTTGTTGTAACACCACGTAATAATACCATGGCAGAAGTCAAATTAACTCCAGATTCATCAAATGGTATTGGTAATATTAGTTTAATAAAAGTGGTCGGAGATACATATGAAGAAATTCCTATTTATAATAACAGAGATTGGAATGCTGATAAAAGACCTCTTTATTTATCTGATATTTATGAAATGTTTAACAATTTGTTATTAAAGAAGGAAGGAGATGAAATTATAAATGGTATATTGTATTTAACAGCATGCGAACCTCGTGATGTTTCAAAAGGTAGAATAACGGCCGACATACCAGCAAGTGAAAGAGAGGCTAAAAATATGGAAGAAATGAAAACCCCAAGAGGTACACCAAAAACAGACCCCAACCCATTGTCTCGTATAGAAAAGGCTAAAATATCATTAGTGCGTTCTGCAACGGGGCCATTCAAAAATGCCGCTAGAGCGATTGTTAACCGTAGTGAAACAGATAGAGTGTTTAGAGCCAATATTGACCCAGAAATATTAATTAATTCGGAAATTCTTGAAAAAATTAATACTAATATGGAAAAGGCCTTCGATGACTTAAATATTCAAGTTGGTGTTAGTCAACCTATACAAAGCGCAGTTGTAAGGAGTTTACAATCTCCACATGTATCTCCGCATGTATCTCCAGTTGGGTCTCCGTATACAAAGGGAGGATTTATTGATATAGATTATTCAAAGAAATCACGCAAATCACGCAAATCACACAAATCGCGCAAAAAACGTAAAACTTACAAAGGAAACAAAATATATTTATAAATTATATTAGAACGTAATCGAGTAACTAAAAAAAGATGGAATTTTCACAAGGAAAACTTAGCAAAACAGAATGGGAATCTATTGAAATACCAGAAAATGATCAAGAAAAGAAAATTTTACAAATGATTATAGATGGATATAGTCATCTACAAATAAGCATTAACAAAACCGAGTCTATGCTATCATTCTTACGAATGACAACAAATTACAGCGACGAGTATAAAAATTGCATAGAAGTTCATATCTATAACAAGTATTTTAAAGATATAATGAGTAAACATGCTATTTTTAAAGAAGTTGAAATTGAACCAAAAACAAAATTAAAACTTAAACAAGCGGACGTAATACGGTTTGACAAAAACAAGACAATAAATCCGCATATATTTGAATTTTTATTATTAAATGAAATTGTCAATATGCCTAAAAATTACGAATTACATTATTTTACTTTATTCAAGTTGCGACAAAATAAAATAATACCAAATAGATTTGTTGCAAAAATAGTAGATTATTTTTTAGAAAAAGATTGTTCGATTAAAAAAATTATTTATGGTTGTAGTGAAATGATTGAGAAAAATGAAGTGTTGTCTAAATATTCAGATATTACATTATACGAGCATCAAAAAAATCTGTTTACTGAAACAAAAACAAAAAGCCCGAAATTAATATTATATTCTGCGCCAACCGGAACCGGAAAAACGTTAACACCATTGGCATTGAGTAATAATTATAGAGTCATATTTGTATGTGCTGCAAGACATATTGGCCTTTCTTTAGCAAAATCATGTATTACTATGGGAAAAAAGATTGCATTTGCATTTGGTTGTGATACGCCAGATGATATTAGACTACATTATTCGGCCGCCAAAGAATTTGTAAAGCATAAAAAATCTGGTGGAATTTTTAAAGTGGATAATTCGGTTGGAGATAATGTTGAGATAATAATAAGCGATCTACATTCCTATCTACCGGCAATGTATTATATGACTGCATTTAATAGTGTAGAAAATATTATTGTTCAGTGGGATGAACCAACAATCACGATGGATTACGAATCCCATCCATTTCATGATCTCATTCATAATAATTGGAAAAATAATATAATTCCAAATGTTGTTTTATCTTCTGCGACATTGCCGTCTCCTTCAGAAATTAATAACACTATTTGTGATTATATTTCAAAATTCAATGGTGAAATTGTAACTATTACTAGTTATGATTGTAAAAAAACAATTCCACTTATTTATGATGGAAAATTCGTATTACCACATACGTTGACAAATGAAACGGAAGCGTTGCGAGACATTGTGAGTCATTGTTTAAAAAATCTTTCTATTCTTCGTTATTTTGAACTGTCGGAAGTTTCAAAAGTCATTGAATATATAAATGAAAATAATTTACTTCCTCCAAGGTTACTTTTAGAAAGACACTTTACGTTTAATGTTAATACACAAGATATCAAATTATATTATTTGAAATTGTTGAATGAGATTGACTGGAATTTACATGCAGAAAACATTAAAAATAACAATATTGTTGTAAACATGGTGGACGCAAAAGGGAATAAGACAGATAAGTTTGATTATAGTCAGTTGTTTTTAACCACAAAAGATGCATACTCATTAACAGATGGTCCAACCGTTTTTTTAACAGAATCGATTGAAAAGGTTTCTCATTTCTTTATCCAAGAAGCGAATATTCCACAGAAAACCATGGAAGATATCATAAAAACAATTGATTTTAATAATGATATAAATAAAAAAATAACAGAGTTGGAAAAAAAAATTGAAGATATTCAACAAAAAGATAATATGGAGGATAAAAACAAGGAAAAAAATACAAAAGAGAGCGCGCGATTTGTTCAAGAATTAAAACTAACACAACAACTTATTAAACCCACTTTTTTAAATAATATTTTTGTCCCAAATAAGACTGAACATTGCAAAAAATGGGCGAGTGCCATGAATACATTATCTTCGTTTACATGTAATATTGATGAGGCGGATGTTGTAAAAATAATGTCATTTGACATAGATTGTACTTGGAAAGTATTGCTTCTTCTTGGGATCGGTGTTTTTACAACGCATAAAAATACAGAATATACGGAATTAATGAAACAATTGGCAAGAGAACAAAAGTTATTTTTGATCATTGCAAACAGTGATTATATTTATGGGACAAACTATCAATTTTGTCATGGATACATTAGTAAAGATTTACAAGTTACACAAGATAAAATTATACAAGCCATTGGGAGAGTGGGACGAAACAATACAAATTCTGATTATAGTGTTCGGTTTCGCAACCCTAAACACATAGATTTATTATTTCATTCTTTTGTAGACCGACCAGAAGTCGTAAATATGAATCGTTTATTTTCATTTTTCTAAATTTACTTTGTCTTTTAATTCGCGTATATCTTTCCAATGAAAAGTGACCGTTTTCATTGCACTTTCAAGCTCGTCCATCCTACACATGGTCATTTCGAATGTTGCGTCGTATTTTTTATTTTTCCATAAAATATGAGCCATTGTTTTTTTTATTTCCTCGGCTTCGTCTGAAATATCAACTAATTTTAGACGAAGTACATCTAGTCCATTATCTCTGCTCTGGTTTTCTACATAAAGATCGGAAACTCTATTTACGAGCATTTCATTCTCTCGTTTATAGTTGAACATTGTGCCATCAATACCGATAATATCCTCGTTACATGTCTCGATCCTTTTATCGGTTTTTTTCATTTTTTCCAAAAGCACTTGGTATTCCTTGTTACGATCAACTGATGCTTTAAAAAGTGTGTCAATATTAGAGTCGGCAATAAAGTATTTGTCTTCAAACTTTTTGGTAATACTGGTAATTGTTTCATTCAGACGACTGCTTTTTTGTTCAAGCTGTCCTACTTCTTGCAAAAGTCTATTGACGTGTGGTTCGGTTCTCACTCGAAACTCTTCGTGGTATGTACATTGTTCGCATAACGTGTCTAGTATTCTTCCTTTCATGACAAGCGATTGTTCCAATTCCAATATTTGTTTTTCGAATTTGCATTTCATCGCCAGATTCTCTTCCTCTAGGCAACAGATCCTTTTCTGCGCGTCGGCGACCTCTTTCTCAAGGTGGTCCACTTTTTCCATACGCTCTTCTAGGGTAACAATCGTCGCGATAAGAATTTCGATTTTTCTATGCATTTTAGCCATTGGGTATTCGCCAGCAGCAAACTCTTCGCGTACATTTTCGATAATTTCGGTGATTTGTGACATTTTTTTTAATAATGTTATTATTTATAAACATTTCAATTTTTTTAAAAAGTAATATTATGGAAGAATATGATCATTTGTGTACATTGATGACAAGTCGAAATAAAGATTTAGATTA